TCATAATCTGCACTATGGGAGCCTGGTGAAAGAGAGTTGGTGATAAGCCACGCCGGATACCGCCCGGCTTAGCTTGAGGTTTTGTAAATAGATCACCCATCTCGGGTTCTCCTTATCTAAAGGCTATGCAACGTAACCAACGAAGAGACGACGACGGTTGTAACACACGAAGTTGCCCCAGTTGTCCATGTGGACTTCCCGGACAGTGTGCTGCCGTGCAGCCTCACGAGGCTTGTGACGAAGCATGTGCTTACCCTTACGGAAGAAGTACTGGAAGACTCTCCAGTTCACCCCGTAGATCGGATCACTGGAATCATTGTTCTGAAGGTACGGCACCCAGGTTACGGGATTGCCCTTCAATACAACGCTACCAGCATACTTGGCCAAATCGACACCTAAGTTGTCGTTCCGACCTTCCAAAAGCTTCTCAAGGTTCTCCAACACGTCATACGTGGTGTAGAAACCCCAATCACTGTCGGCTTGACCACCACCAAGTTCTGAGTACTGGCGAGGTGCCAGGAAGTAACAGAATTCAATGGCTTTACGAGCCTTGGCTACAAAATCATCTCGGCTAACCGAGGTGTAGTTGTAGGCCCAGTTTTTCCAGTTAGACACGGTCGAGGAATCAATCCCAGCCGCACCACTGGTGAATCCACTGGGGTTTCCACCAGTAAATCCGCCACCAGGTGTGGTTGTGGACTTTTGAATCCAGAAGGGAATCCCACTCGGCGGGCGAGGAGACTGCGTACTACTGGTAGGTGCCCCCCACAAACTGGTTTCCATCAGCTCAAAGAAATCGTTGTACATCGAGTGCTCTCGCACTTCGACTTCGCGAATGATAGTCTCACGATCTGACTGGAACACGTCCTCGTCAATATCGTAGGAAAAGTTCACGGTCTGCTTCGACCACTGCTGCTTACCCTCAGTCGTGAGGTCTTTCACACCAGTAGCGTCAACAGCATACAACTCACTATGCTTCGCCGTCCCAGTGTTCGCTGTCTGGAGTTTCCAGTTAAGTTGAACACCGCCCTTTTCAGGGTCTTTAGCCTTCTTGGCAAAGAACTTGGAGGCAAAAACGTGATGCTGGTTATCCAGCGATATATCAACCCATCGTTTGCGCTTGAAATTATCAAGCGTAAGGTTGACGAAATCATCTAATTGATCTGGAAGCAACGGCATTGCTCACATCTCCCTATAAAAACGCCTAAACATCTCCGTTATCCTGCATGAAACCGTCCCAGGCCTCTTTGAGGACGGGACTGTCCACAGGATCATCGGCAGATACATTGGACGATTTTTCGCTACTAGAGCCACCAATCCTGCGACCGGCCTGCCTTCGTATGCGATTATTCGCCCTTCGACGATTCAGTTTCTCATGATCCCCCTCGAATGCCAATAAATCAGCACGGCGGACCAATTCTCCAACATCAGGAACAGTAAGGTTCTTGAGCCTATACCCGTCCGCCAATTGCACGGCTTCGTCGTAAAGACGCTCCCGATTCTTGGCAAAACTTGTAACCTGTTCATGATCACGATAACCCCCCTCGCCAAAGGTGCCCTTCCGTCTCAAAGAAGACACAGCTGAGTCGAATTGAGCAATCTCGTTCTCTGCGAAATCTGCATCCTTCTGGCCCTGGAAGGCCTGCTGATGCTGAAACACATAAGCGGAAAGTGCCTCAATTTGTCTCTGTGTATCGCCAGCGACACTATTTAGGCCATTATTCAGGGCCGTAATAACGTCGTCGTCGAAATAGTCATCTTTCAGATCAAACTGATACCCTCTTGGAGAGGGATCCTCCCCTTCCTGTTGAGGAACCTGGCTCTGCCACGCTTGCTGCCATGTTTGACCATAGGCATTAAAGCTGCTAAGTGTGCGAGCTAAAGCATCCTCATTAGCAAAATCACCGGCATCAAGCCCGTAATTAGCTGCCATCTGAGCCATCTCAGGACGTATGTCACTGCTCGGCTCGTTATCACCTGAAGGAGAAACATCATCCTCGTCGGCGTCAGATTCGACATCACCGGAATCATCATCGGCAAAGTCGTCTTCATCTGTATTGTCATCAGGACTCTCATTGATCTCTTCAATGACAGCCATGTCATCTTCAGTCAATTCGACTTCAGATTCTTCCTGTTCTTTGTCTTTTGCCATCCCTTGCTCCTTAAAAATTTCTTGGTGTCGCGTCCCCGTAACCAGCGTCTCTGTCGTAGAGACCACGGTGCCGGAGGTATTTGGATCGTTGTTCACGGCTTGTGAACCTTACATTACCAATTTTATCAAACTCAACTCCAGTGAAACCATGCTTTTTTGCGTCATCTCTAAACTCACCCACCTGACTACTGTGAATAGAGGCAGACTCCGAGTGCATGCCCGTGCTCCATCCATTGGCACCAAAGTACCTACCCCCAGCAGAACCAGGAGGATTTTCACGCGAAGGTACTGGGAAATCATGCCATCTATTCACCCCGTCAGGGTCAAGCCACAGGTATTTCTTTGGTGCTGGCATTACATCCTTCCCATATTAGCCATTTGGTCTTGGTTGGGCTGGCCGCCCGCTAGAAGCTGCTGCATCACATGACTCTTGTTTTCAGCTGTCCCGCCCGTAGGAACCGAGGTAGTTGTCCTGTTGTCCTGGCCCTGCTGACCCTTGGGGCCAGGCGGCTGCGCCGGGTTGGGGCCAGGACGATCCTTCTTCGGTTCCTCAAACATGATGACCTGCCGGAGACGAGGCATATCCATCAGGTCGGCATAAATCTCGACCAATTCCTGGATATCAATATTCCCACCATACTCCTGCATCATGGGGAACATTGGCATGGCAATCTGGCTAATGAACTGGGTCAAAGCCGCAGCACGCTCCGAAGGAGACTTGTACTGCATCGAATACGGTTCGACCTTGAAGTTGTAGTCAAACCAGTCACCCTCCCGCTTTTCTGGGGTCCAACTGGAATCTACCTGGAATCCCTCTAGATCACTGGTGCCAGGTATTTCAAGAATCTCGTCTGACCACAAAAGCCAACCAATGTCCCGACAGATACCCTCGGCAAACCGGACCACCTTGTACTGCATGTTGGCCTGTCGCTTGGAAACCTGGCTATGGATTAGCCTGTCCTGGCCCAGGGTGTCAGACTGCGGACCAAGACCTGCCATCGCCTGCAAATTACCGGCCATTCGGTCATAGACCTCTTGCATCGACATGCGGAAAGCCAGGTTCCCCTGGTCCACCCCGCCCATCTTGAGCACGTTCACGCTGTCAGGATTATCGACTCGTGTCCACTGACCATCCTCAGCTCGCTGCAAACGCTTTGCGTCATCGTGCGAGCCCGATTGATAAAACGGAATATCCTTCTGCCTCTGTGCCTGACGACGCTGCTTCCTCAAGAGACCGTTAATCATGTCCGACAATGGCTTAAGCGTCATCGCAGGCGAAAGGGGCATTACATGGTCAGGAACGTCTGCAAATGAAAGAAGATGGAAAGGACCACCCTCCGGTCCATCCCAGTCCAGTACCCGCAGGGGCTTCTTGTGATGATCCTCAGCCATGGTAATGATTTGATTCGTCTCTGGAATCCAGCAGTCCTGCAGCATTACCATCTCTTCATAATCGTCCTTATCCGACTCTCCATCGAGCATGTCACTCACTGGCCGGTCGCCCTCAAGGCTCACGTCATGGGTGCTGCGAGAGGTAGGCTTTATCTCATCCTTGACCTTCTTGTCCAGCGAGTCATCGCGAAGGAACTTGTCGTAGGGCACACGATACCTGTTCCCGCAGAACTTACTCTTCCGCCAGGAAGTGGCGCGAACGTCGTAGAACCAGTCGTCAAGGCTGACCAGGTCCGCATACGGCTTACCTGGGTCAACCCATTCATCCTCACCCTCAAGCTGCACAAGACCAGCATCTGCATTGTAAACCTTCACAATGCCAACACTGAAAAAGGCCTCTAAGACGGCGCGTCTCAGGACCTCTTCTAGTTTGATCTCGGCAATCAGGTTGTTCAGGCCAACCTCAAAATGATGAGCAAACCACGTATACTCGTTGTGCTTGGTAGAAATCAAGACACGAGGACGATTCGCTGACAGGGCCTGAACGTAAGTATCAGCAGTCTGATACATCAGGTTCATTACATTCTCTTTGTCAGGGCCGCCAGAACCATAGTGTGTACCCACATAGTCCTGGACCATCTTGGCCCTCTTCTCTCGGAATGGACGAAGTGCCCTGCGAGATACCTTGATCGCCTTGGAGAGACGACTCATATCCTTGTCGCTATTCGGATTCATTAGTCCCACCCATCATTCTTGGACAATTCCATTTTCTCGTCATGCTGTTTCAAACGCCAGGCCATAGACCCATAAGGAATACCCTGATCACGCTCTTCTGTCTTAATATCAGATGGCCTGTCTTTTACAGCATGCCATGCCAGTGAAGCAGCAATCACCCTGTCACCGTGAGCCTGGCCCTTAGATGAGTCATCCTGCGTCTTCACGCTGCGGCTGTGGACGATCTTTCCATCCTTGTAAACATACTGACGACACTCATCCAAGAGCTTCCTGCTCCTCAAAATCAACCGTCCAGACTTTACCGCATGACTCATTTCAGTAAGCACAGCAGGCTTCGTCTTCTCACTGGAGAACCAACCAGGATTCTTCGTCTTCTTCTTGAAATTCCGCTGCTCAACTTCTCGATAGAAGATGTTGTCATAGTTCTGATTGAGAACACGCCTGGTAAAAGCAGATCCCGGTGGACCATTAACCTCCCAGATCAAATAAGCACCACCAAACCACTTGCAAACAGAAATTGCCATGTCCGCAAAGTCGTCAGGCGTGACTGTGTTGGTGGCATACTCAGCAATTTGCTCGAAGGTATTTGTTCCCAAGACAATAATGACAGAATTCGATGTATG